GAGTGGTACACGTCCGGGCCGCGTCAGCGTCTGCAACCGGGGGGCTCTATTATTATAGTGATGACGCGCTGGTCTAAGCGAGATCTCACGGCGCAGGTCATAAAAAGCTCCCTCACCCGTGGCGGTGAGGAGTGGGAGGTGATCGAGCTACCTGCCATCATGCCCTCGGGTAAACCCCTATGGCCTCAGTTCTGGTCTCTAAAAGAACTTCAGGCCCTTAAAGATGAACTGCCGGTTCACAAGTGGGACGCACAGTACATGCAGCAGCCCTCCGGTGCGGGGGGCTCTATTATTAAGAGGGAGTGGTGGAAGGAGTGGGAGAAAGAAGACCCACCGGAGGTTGACTATATTATACAGTCGTGGGACTGCGCATTCTCAGCCAAGGAGCGGGCCGACTACTCTGCCTGTACCACGTGGGGCGTGTTCGATAAAGAGAATGAGCACGGCGACAAGATGCCCAACCTGATCCTGTTGGATTCGTTCAAGGCGAGGATGGACTTCCCCGACCTGAAAAAGAAGGCGCTTGAGCTATATAAAGAGTACAGCCCAGACACCTGCATCATCGAGGCAAAAGCGTCGGGCACTCCGCTGATTCAAGAATTGCGCAGCATGGGTGTAATGCTTTCGGAGTATACTCCGTCAAGAGGCTCTAGGGCGGCAAGCAATGACAAGATTGCTCGCGTCAATTCAATAGCAGATTTATTCGCAAGTGGCGTAGTATGGGCACCGCAGACCCGGTGGGCTGAAGAAGTTATTGAGGAATTCGCATCTTTCCCTGCCGGAGAGAACGATGACTTGGTAGACTCCTGCACGCAGGCCCTGATGCGGTTCCGTCAAGGTGGGTTTATCAAATTGCCGAGCGACGAGAAAGATGCTGAAGAGTATTTCAAGTCTCGCCGCCGCTTAGCGTACTACTAAAGGCTAAAAATGGCTGTAAATATTGAAGATATGGGTGATTTTGAGGCAGAAATGCCCCCAGTCGAGGAGGATTTGCTAAATCCGGTCGAATTTGAGGTGGAATTGCCCGATTTGATGGACGAAACCGACCCAGATATCGAAATTTTGCTCAGCGAGAGCGAAATCGACACCGAAAACGAAGATTTTGACGCAAATTTGGCCGAATTTATGTCGGAAAGCGAGCTTTCTGGCATCGCAGATGACATCGACGAGCTAGTAACGGCGGACATTAATAGTCGAAAAGACTGGGCAGATACCTACGTGCGGGGCCTAGAAGTGCTTGGGCTCAAGTATGAGCAGCGCACAGAGCCGTGGGACGGCGCATGTGGTGTGTTCTCCACCGTGCTGACCGAAGCGGCTATCAGATTCCAAGCCGAGACGATTATGGAGACTTTTCCGGCTCAAGGGCCGGTAAAAACCCAGATTATTGGCGAGATCGACGAGATTAAGGAAGAAGCGGCGGATCGTGTCAGGGATGACATGAACTACCAACTGACCGAGAAAATGACGGAGTATCGCTCAGAGCATGAGCGCATGTTGTTTAGCCTCGGACTTGCCGGTGCTGCGTTCAAGAAGGTCTATTTTGACCCATCCCTAGATCGCCAAGTATCGCTATACGTCTCGGCTGAAGACCTGATTATGCCCTATGGGGCGTCAAACTTGCAGACGGCTGAGCGTGTTACGCACATGATGCGTAAGACCAAAAATGACATTCGCAAGCTCCAAGTAGCAGGTTTTTATCGGGATGTTGAGCTTGGTGAGCCTGTCAGCATCGCAACCGACATCGAGAAAAAGAAAGCCGACGAGCAAGGCTACTCTATTACTGACGATGACCGGTATCAGACGTGCGAGGTCCACATTGACTACGACCTGCCGGGATACGAGGACCCTGACGAGATCGCCCTGCCGTACATCATCACATATGAACGCGGCACCCAAAAGATTTTAGCAATTCGTCGCAACTGGAACCCAGACGATGAAAAACGACTCAAGCGACAGCACTTCGTGCAGTACAACTACATTCCGGGATTCGGAGTGTATGGCATGGGCCTTATTCATATTATTGGTGGCTATGCTCGTGCCGGTACTTCTCTTATTCGTCAGCTTGTCGACGCTGGTACTCTCGCTAACTTGCCGGGTGGACTGAAGACCCGAGGACTGCGGATCAAAGGCGACGACACGCCCATCTCCCCCGGAGAGTTTAGGGACGTGGACATTCCTAGCGGAGCGTTGAAAGACAACGTGATGCCGCTGCCGTACAAAGAACCTTCGATGGTTTTATCTGGTCTGCTGGACAAGATCACGGAGGAAGGTCGCAGGCTTGGTGCGATATCAGATATGAATATATCTGACATGAGCGCAAATGCGCCTGTCGGGACCACGCTTGCTCTATTAGAGCGCACTCTCAAAACAATGTCTGCCGTGCAGGCACGAGTGCATTTCTCGATGAAGGAGGAGTTCAAGCTCCTCAAGAACATTATCCGAGACTATACGCCCCCGGAGTATAGCTACACGCCAGACTTCACGTCTGACCGCAAGGTCAAGCAAGCTGACTATGACATGGTGGAGGTCATCCCCGTGTCCGACCCCAACAGCAGCACGATGGCACAACGCATCATGCAGTACCAAGCTGTTATCCAGTTAGCGAGCACCGCACCTCAGATCTACAACCTGCCAAACCTGCACCGGCAGATGATCGAGATCCTTGGTATTAAGAATGGTGAGGACTTGGTTCCGGTCGAGGATGACGAGAAGCCTCGTGATCCGATAAGTGAGAATATGTCCGTGCTCAAGGGTAAACCCGTGAAGGCGTTTATCTATCAGGACCACGACGCGCATATCGCAACGCACAATTCGTTTATGCAAGATCCGATGATCATGAAGCAAATGGGCCAGAACCCTCAGGCTCAGATGTTGATGGCATCTATGCAAGCACACATTGCTGAACACCTTGGGTTTGCGTATCGCAAGCAGATCGAGGACCGGATGGGCGTGCATATGCCAGCGCCAGATGCCGAGATGCCTCCAGAAGTTGAGGTTCAGTTGTCACGGATGGTCGCACAGGCCAGCCAGCAGCTACTCCAGATTCACCAAGGTCAGCAGGCTCAACAACAGGCGCAACAAGTGGCACAAGATCCTCTCATCCAAATGCAGCAGGCTGAGTTGCAAATCAAGCAGCAAGACGTGCAGCGCAAGGCCCAGAAAGACCAGACTGACGCTCAAATTGCTCAACAGAAACTCCAGCTTGAGCGAGATCGGATCGGGGTTGACGCAAACATTCGTGCCGCGCAGGTCAAAGCGCAAATTAACCGCCCACCGGGGAAATAAATGGATGAACGAGTATTTCGCTATTTACAAGAGCGCAACCAGAATCGGAGGGAGATCATTATGGATTTTCTAAGTTCTGGTGGCGCTAAAGACGTTGCAGAGTACCGCGAAGCGGTTGGAGTCATCAAAGGTCTACTCCAAGCAAATCAAGACCTTGAGGAACTTTTTGATCGGATGAAGGAATTTGAAAATGAATGACGCCGTGGATCTGTCGCTGCTGCTAAATAAGACCGAAGAACAGAAAGCTACCCAACTACCCCAGCCCAAAGGCTATAAGATCCTTGTGACATTGCCTGACATTGATGAGGAATTTGAGAGCGGAATCATCAAACCCTCTCAGGTCGTGTACCACGAGCAGCTTCTGTCTAATGTGCTGTTTGTGGTCGAGCTTGGCGACATGGCGTATTCCGACACCACCCGGTTCCCCACCGGCCCATGGTGTAAGAAGGGTGACTTCATCATGTGTCGCGCCAACACTGGCACTCGGTTCAAGATCCACGGTCGAGAGTTCCGTCTAATTAATGACGACTCGATTGAGGCGGTTGTTGAAGATCCCCGTGGCATTGGCCGCGTGAACTAAGGAGATATCCATGGCAGATATGGAAAAAGACGACTTTAAGTTTCCTGACGAAGTAGAGATCAACGCCAAAAGCGACGATAAGGTCGAGTTTGAGATTGAAGATGACGAGACTCCGGTAAAGCTGGAAGTTGTCGATGACACCCCCGCCGAAGACCGTGGGCGCAAGCCTATGGAAGACGAGCCGGATGAAGTCACCGACGAAGAGCTATCTCGGTACAAAGACACGCGCCTGCGTGATCGTCTGTCGCATTTGAGCAAAGCCCGTCATGAGGAGCGTCGCCATAAAGAGTCCGCGATACGTGAGCGGGAAGAGGCTATTAGCATTGCGCAGCGCATTCTTGCTGAGAATGAGCAGCTAAAGAGTTCCATGGGGAATAACCACAAGGTTATTCTGGATCAGGCAAAGACGGTTGCCGCGCAGGAATTTGCTCAAGCTAAAGCCCAATTTAAAGCTGCATATGAGTCTGGTGATTCCGAGGCGCTAGTTGTTGCGCAAGAGGCATTCACTAATGCAAAGCTCAAAGCCGACCGAATTGAATTGGCAAGGCAAAAATCTTTGCAAGAACAGGAAAATGTGGTACAAAGGCAACCACAGCCTCCAAGTCCTGCGAGGGAGGCCCCGACTGTAGATGATAAGGCTTTGCGGTGGAAAGACCGTAATAGCTGGTTCAACAAAGACCGGGAAATGACTGGCTTCGCTCTCGCAGTGCACGAGAAGCTGGTCGAAGAGGAAGGGATTAGTCCTCAGTCTGACGCATATTACGAGCGTATTGATTCTCGTATGCGTGAGAAGTTCCCAGAGAAGTTTAGTAGTCAGCCCAGACGGTCGAACGTAGTGGCCCCGGCAACACGCAGCACCGCGCCAAAGAAAATCGTGCTGAAGTCGAGTCAGGTCAACTTGGCGAAACGTCTCGGAATTCCCCTAGAACTTTACGCAAAGCAAGTCGCTTTGGAAATGCGGAAGGAACGCGCCTAAATGAAAACAATTCAACAGAACCGTGAAGATCGTGCCACTGAATCCCGCGAAATCGCGGAGCGTCCAAAACAGTGGGCACCACCAACACTGCTTCCTGACCCGAAGCCGCAAGACGGCTGGTCTTATCGTTGGATTCGTATTTCAACTCTTGGGCAGAACGATCCGACCAATATCTCCGCGAAGCTGCGCGAAGGCTGGGAGCCGGTGCGTGCGGAAGACCACCCCGAGGTTCACGTCTACAGCGATGCAGATAGTCGCTTTAAAGACAATATTGTGATCGGCGGGTTGATGCTTTGCAAAACACCTAGCGAATTCGTTCAACAGCGCGACGCTTTTTACCAAAAGCAGACCGATGGGCAGATGAATTCAATTGATAGTCACTTCATGCGCGAGAACAATCCAAAGATGCCTCTCTTTAAAGAGCGGCGGTCTGAGGTGAGTTTTGGTAAAAGTACTTAATTTTTAGGAGCTTTAAATGGCTTATCCGACCATTAACGGCCCTTACGGGCTAGTGCCGGTCAATCTGATGGGCGGTATTCCGTTCGCAGGTTCGACTCGGATGATTCCGATTGCACAAAACTACGCGACAAACATCTTCAACGGCGACGTTGTTGGTCTGTCTGGTGGTAATGCAGTCATCACCCCCTACAACGCTGATACCACCACCGCAGCGGCGGCAGGGCAAATCGTTGGCGTGTTCTTGGGCACCCAGTACCCCGGTACTAGCCCTATCTTTGGTAACCTGCAAGCGCAGTACTACGCGGCTAGTAACAACCAGCCCGGAATGATTGCGTATGTGATGGACAACCCCACCGCGCTGTTTAAAGCATGTGTTGTTACTCAGGCTCAAGGCTCGGCTAACACGCAAGCTAACACCGGCACGACGGTTGGCTATATGTCGCCTCGTTTCGTTGGAACGAACGCCTTCCTCGTCGCCGGTAACTCCGGTAGCACGACGACTGGCAACTCGGCAATGG